AAAATTACCTACATCAGGAACTGGTGTAACTGTTCCACTTAAAATCTGCATGATTTCTAACATCATGTCTTCTGGATCATTCGTTCGATTGTTTATATCATTACCCTCTAATCTACTCATCGGATTCCTAATTCTTTTTCTGTAACAACTTTGAATTCAATACGATGATCCTCACAGAATTCTTTTGCTGCTTTCCACTTAGCTTGATTCACAGCATAAGTAACACACTCAGTTATGTATGATTTAGTTTTTCTTTTTCGAGGTTTTGGTGGCATTGTTTGCTTAAGAGGTTTTACTTCAACCACATAAGTTTTTATTTGATTATCTTTTTCTTTGACCTTAATTAGATAGTCTGGATAGTATTTGTGTACACGATTATCTTTTGGTGAAACATATGGTATGCTAAACTCTTCTGATGCCCATGACACAATACTATTATTCATATCACACCATTGACAAAACTTTCTCTCCCAACTACTACGACATATTATCATCTTCGAGTTACCCTTATACTTGTGAGGGTACACAGGAGTATATTTACTTTTAATACTCTCGCCCATTACTTGCCTACATAATATACAGGTTAAAATATTTATAAATGGCCGACATACGACCAACGGGTAAAAAAATATCTCAGGTGAAGAAGGATTTATTAAGTCCTGCAACAACCTCTCATTTTTTAGCGAGTGTTGGATTACCTAATGGTGCTGGTTTAAAAGAAATTCAACAAGAGATTGGATTAACTTTTAATTCAGATCAACAAGAGAAACTTAATTTACTTTGCTCAGAGACAGCTCTTCCCGGATCAAGATTGTCAACTGTAGAGAGTCGAAATCATTTTCCGGGAGTAAGAGAGAGACACGTATATCGTAGAGAGTTTGATGATGTAATAAATTTAATATTTTACGTGGATGCAGAACAATATTTGCCGATAAGATATTTTGAATCTTGGATGAATTATATAACTGGATCATCTTTCTCTGATGATAGGGGTATGAATGTAGAAAACCCAACTTTTAGTTATACGATGAAATTTCCAAATGATTATAAAGGTAGTCTTGAAGTAACAAAATTTGAAAAAAATCTTGAGTTTGGTGGAGTGGGGAGAACAAAAATATTAACATATAAATTCATTAATGTTTATCCATTGGCAGTGAGTTCAATGCCAGTTTCTTATAACACATCAAGACTTTTGAAATGTAGTGTTGGCATGGCTTACACAAGATACTTTGTCACAAAAGGAGCAACCGGAAAAGTTAAACCACTATTAAATACACCACCTGATTTTCTATCCACGCTTCGGGAGACGAGTGGAGTGAATGCTTTTAATAGTAATTTAGAAAACAATCCAGAACTAAAACAGTTTCTTAGTGTTGATTTTAGTGCTGAAAAATAATTCTATTTTCGCTGCTAAATAAACATACTGAATTGAATACTTATGCCATTACCAAAAATTGCAACACCAAGTTATGAACTTGATTTGCCTTCGTCTGGTCAAACTATAAAGTACAGACCATTTTTAGTTAAAGAAGAAAAACTCCTTGTCATTGCTCTTGAGAGTGAAGATACAAAACAAATTACAAATGCTATTAAAGCTGTTATACGTGCTTGTATTCTTTCAAAAGGTGTGAAAGTAGATACTCTTCCAACCTTTGATATTGAATATTTGTTTTTAAATATTCGAGGTAAATCAGTTGGAGAAGACATTGAAGTAAAACTCATATGTCCTGATGATAATAAAACTGAGGTTCAGGTGAATATAAACCTTGATGATATTCAAGTTAAAAAACCTGATGATCACACAAATGAAATTAAACTTGATGATTCTTTAATGATGCAAATGAAGTATCCATCATTGAATGAATTTATTAAAACAAATTTCGATCCTACTGATGCGAATAAGAATCCTATGGAGCAATCCTTTGATTTGATTGGTTCTTGTATTGATAAAATTTACACAGAAGATGATGTATGGGCTGCTGGTGACTGCACTAAAAAAGAGATCACAGAATTTCTTGACTCAATGAACTCGACTCAGTTTAAAAAAATTGAAAAGTTTTTTGAGACAATGCCTAAATTAACTCACACTGTCAAAGTATCTAATCCAAATACGAAAGTTGATAGTGATGTGGTGCTTGAGGGTTTAGCATCTTTTTTCGCCTAGCGATGGTGCATATGAATCTGGAGAATTACTTCAGACTCAATTTTGCTTTGATGCAGTACCATAAATATAGTTTGACCGAGATTGAAAATATGATGCCTTGGGAACGAGACATCTATGTTGGATTACTACAACAACATCTTGAAGAGGAAAGACTAAAGGAACAACAACGTCGAGCAAGCAATGGATGAAACTAATCCAGTATTTGAAAATTTTCGTAATAAAATGCAAGCGTTTGGTAAACCAATTAGGGAGACCACACGAAAAGTTTCTGCGTCAAAATTTTTAAAAAGAGATGATCTGGAAAAAAGAATTGAGATAAATGCAAGAAAAATAACTTTATTAAAAAATATAATTCAAGCACAGCAGGTTTCAGCTGCTGAAATGATTAAATCTTTATCAGAATCAAAAGATACTACTGAGTCTGTTGATTTAATCAAGAGAGTTGAGAATAATGAAAAGATGATAAAGTCATTATCTGAATCATCTTCCATAAAAGGTATTGAAAAAGAAATAGCAGAGATAAGAGAATCAGTCACATCAATCAAAGATACACTTGTTAAACAACAGGAATTAGAAGCTGAGGAGTTTAATAAAACACGAAGAGAACTAGAAAGAAAAAAAAGAAAGGAGAGAGAAAATTTATTAGAAAAAACAGGAAGTAAACTATCTTCATTTTTAAAATCTACAACTCAAAAAATAGTTGATCCTGTTAAAAATATTTTTGTTGGAATTATACAGTTCTTTGCAACATTATTTTTCGGAAAGTTTCTTGTTAATTTTACAAAGTTTTTATCAAATCCAAAAAATCTTAACATAGTGATCGGTATTACTGACTTCATTGCAAAGAATTTTGATTTAATAATTGGAACTATTGGATTAGGAACTCTTGCTATTGCTGCTTTTGGATTTAAATTACTAGGTATTGGAAATGTCCTTACAGCAATATTAACTGGTAATATATTTGCATCCCCCACTGCTCGTATATTGGGATCTAAGTTCGGGTCAAGTGCTGCAACAAAAGGCATGCCGGGAATAATTTCAAAAGGAACAAGAACAACTAATTTTGCGGGGGCACCATTTGGATCTAGATTTAAGGGGGTGTTTAAATTTTTTAGTCAAGGTGGTTTAGTTCCGGGAGTAGGTAATCAGGATACAATTCCTGCAATGCTAACTCCCGGTGAGGTTGTTATAAGTAAACCTGCTGTTCAAAAAATAGGAGCTGCAAATCTTCTTAGACTCAACTTGGAAGCGGGAAAAACAAATAAACCAAAGATTATAAATGGAAGGATGTATGCAAACCAAGGTGGTTTTGCTGCAGCTCAAAAAGAGTTTTCAAAAATTTCATTGGAAGAAAGAATAAGAATGCAAGAATTGATTGAAGATCAATTTAATGATAAGAACAATAAGACGATCACGGTGTCATCAACAAGAAAAGTTGGTGAGGAACAAACTCCTGCACAAAAACTTAACTCAATGAGTATCACCAGAGGTGGTAAGGAAAAATTTCAAGAGTTGATAAAAAATACAATCGGACTTGATGCTGATGGTATTATGCCCGATACGGGTAAATTCACAGTGGATAAAATGAGAAAAGCTTTACTTTCATCAAGAACTGGTCAAAATCTTACAGATTCACAAAGAGAGGAAGCAGAATCATTTTTTGGTAATCTAGAAAATGAAATCAATAGTATGATTCCCGGAACAAGAGCATACCGATTTAGAAATGAAGCAGATTTAATTAATCAAAGCATGGCAAAATTCAAGCCTGTTTCCAATGTTCCTGTAATCACACCACCTATCGAAGAGAATAGTGAGACAGATATATCATCCGTTGCTAATAGGATAAATGTTCCTGTTCAACAAAATTCACCATCAGGTATTGATAATAATATAGTCAAAGGTGATCTTGCCTCTCCTGATGAATCAGTCCTATCCACCATTGGTATGTTATGATTGATACAACTAAATTTTTACCAAGAAGGACTGAGAAAAAATCTGTGTTGTCTGAAAAGACAGTGATAAATTTTCGTATCATAAAAAAAGATTTCAAAAGAATTGATGATACATTAAAAGAAAGATTAGTTTTATCAAAAGTAAGAGCTGGAATATTAAGAGAGCAATCTGAAAGAATGAGAAGAAGGGAGAATGAGAACACTCTTGAAAAAAGAAAAGAAGATGATGGAACAGATTTTGATCCCACTCAAGAACCAAAAAAAAGAGGTAATCAGGGTTTATTAACAACTTTATTTGCAGGTTTGATTGGTGGTATTGGTTTTGTCATAGTAAAGGCGATTCCGTTATTTAAAACTATATTTAAAACTTTAAGTGCAATATCTAGACCAATCGTTGCGATGGTTCGCAGTATAGGTAATTTAATAACAGGAATAAGGGATAGATTATTCCCTGCAGTTAATGATTTACAAGATAAAGAGGGTAGAAGTAGAAAGGATATCAAAGATTTACCTGATCGTGTAAACCAAGTTGGTAATCAGTTGCAATTTTTAGCCAATGCAATGGTTTTTAATACTGTTCTCGGCATGATATTCACAGGTGTTGGTGCAGGAAAAGTAAAAGGTATAATGAACGTGGCACGGTCAAAAAAATTACTTACTGCTGCCTCTGCCGTTAAGTTACAAAAACAATTGGTTGTTAAAGAAAAGGTGGCAAGAACAACTGCTGCAAGAGAACTTGTAGAAGCTAGAGATATGGTTGTGCCAAGAACAAGATTCTTGGGTGGAGAGGGATTTCAAGAACCATTAGTAGGTCGTAAAATAACTAAAAGTTTTGCTAAAGATGTTCAGGAGGGAGCCGTTAAAACAGTTGAACAAGGAGTAAAGGCAGCGGTTGGAGGCATAGATGAAAAAATAACACCTCAAAATTTTGGTAGATTATTTGCACAGGTGAGTGGTAGAGAGCTCCCCCCAAGCAGGGTGAAAAAAATAGTTAGTGGTAGTTCATTTAAACTTTCATCGTTTGCCAAAGATGCTGCTGATGCAGGTAAAAAAGAGTTTATTGGTGCGACCTCTGGAATGGATATAGCATCTTCACAGTTCGCAAGTAGAAACAGAATGGATGTGTTAGACGATTATTTAATGAATAGTAAAGTGGCAAAAAACCAGCATAATAGCATCAAGTTCAAGGTGAGTCAAATTAGAAACACAGGTTTTGATTCAATACAAAAAAGACAACTTGTTGAATTAAAACAACAATTGCTAAAATCAGGAATAGATCCTATTGAGGTCATAGATTTTTTCGATGAATTTATTATTTCAAAATCAAAAATTCTTGAATCAAATAAATTTATACAATTAGAACTTTTTGATGATTTAATTCAAGAAAATATCGTTCCTAAACGCACACTGCAAGATTTACCTGATGCTGGTAAAAGAGCAAAACAATTATTACTATCAAAACAGACAGCATCCACCGCTGCAAAAACTGCTACAAGAACTGCCACAAAAGGTTTTTCAAAACAAGTATTAAGACAAACTCTAGGTGCGGTTCCTCTTCTAGGTGATCTTGCTGTGCTATTATTAGACATCTATGTTTTCAAAGAGATACCAGCTAGAGCAGGATTTAAAACAATTGGTAGCATACTTGGTTCAGTTATTGGTGGACTCTTAGGTGGTTTAGCAGCAACTGCGACTGGTGGAACTGGTGCTATTTTAATTCCTGCGTTGACTATACTTGGTAGTATTGGTGGTGACATTCTTGGTGGTATTCTTTATGATTTCTTAGATAGAAGTTATAGTGATTATGGCCCATTTAAAAAACCAGATAGTGATGGTAAAACAAAAATATCTGATGTGGGTAGAGCTGGTGTGAGTGGTGCAGTGAAAGGATCTACGATTGGTAAAGTCGTTAAGGATGCTGGTGGTGTTATCAAAAAAGGTTCTTTTGTCAATAAAGGTGGAGATGAATTTTTATTTGATAATGATACATACATGGCATTCAATAAGGCATTCCCCGGTCTTCTTGAAACAGCAAACTCTCTTGAGGGTGATGATTCAATCTCTGCAATAAGTGAGAGATTATCTTATGAGAAAAAAGGAAGAAGATTAACAAGAATGATTCCAATACCGATACCCGAAGTATCGAAAAATGCATCTCAGAATGAGGGATCTATCATGACTAATAAAAAACAAGAAGTATCAATGTTAGCGATGAATACTCAAACACTATACAGGAGAAGTTAATATGAATTCTAAAGAATTTGAATCTGATAAGATAAGAATAGTTAAAGCAGAGATAAAGTCGAACACAAACTCTGAAAAAACTGTTAACCTTCAACCAGCTGATGTGGTTGAATATAGGGAACACATGTTTCGAGATTCTGTTGAGGTTTTGATGATTATATCTGACACAGGAAACTCACTTGATGGAAAAAGTTTATCGGAGGGATTACCTTTGACAACGACCGAAGATTTTGAATTTGAAATTCAGGACGAAAAAGAGAGAAAAATAAAAATGAATTTAAATGTAAACAAGGTGACACCTTTTTTACAAACAACACAAAGAGAAAATATATTACTGACTTTAACTTCTGAGGAATTTATAAGAAACGAACAATATACCTCTCAGGTGAATAAAAGATTTGACGGAAAAATTTCAGAACATGTCAAAGAAATATTGAAAGATAATTTAAAATCAAAAGTAAAAGATGAAAATATAGAGGACACTGCGAATAATTTTAATTTTATAGGAAACAAAAGAAAAGCATTTTACATAATAAGATGGTTACAGAAGAAGGGTGTGCCCGATAAGGATGGTAAGATGGGTGATAGTGCTGGATTCATGTTCTATCAAACATCCAGCCCAGACGGATTGCAATATAATTTTAGATCAATTGATAGTTTATTTGCACAAAAACCGAAAAGAAAGTATGCGTTCACAGGTATTCCAGTCGCTGAAACTAAAAAATATGATGCGATAGTAGCAGAGTTTTCCTCCAACTTAAGTTTGACTGCTAACAAAAAATTAAGATCAGGTGCTTTCAACACGAAACTTGTTATATTTGATCCCTTTAATTGTTTTTATCAAACAATTGAACAAAATGCTGAAGATACTGAGAAGGGAACGACAACAGCTGGTAAACATCTTCCCGTTTTGAATGAAAAATTTACACAAGAAACAACAAGAACGACTTATATGATAAGAGATACAGGCACAATTCCTTCGGGAGATGTTAAGGAGCAAGTTGAAAAAAATGAAGAGCAATCATTTGAGGTTGAAAAAATATTAAACCAATCGATAAGAAGATTTAATCAATTTGAGTGTTCGTCCATGGAGATAGTGATACCCACAGATTTTGATCTGCACATTGGAGACACCGTTTTCATAGATCCAAAATCGTTGAGAAATAAATCGAACGGGCAAATTGATAAGGTAGCCGGAGGTAAATATCTTATATTTGCTTTGACTCATAAGATTGCAAAAGATAAAGGAACAACAACTTTAGGACTTGTGAGAGACTCAATGGGTAGAAAAGTTGAGGGAAATAGTAGCATGTTACAGTAAAATAAGTTATAATGAATAAATACTATTGTAGGGTTTAATTAAAGTAAATGAAATCCATCGAAGATCACATTCAAAAAGACAAGGAGATCCTTGCCGACCCAAATACCTCAGAACCAATGAGGAGACATACTCTTGATGAGTTACATGACCTTGAGGAGTACGTTGATCATCATCATGATGAAATCGAGGCTGGAGATCATCACGATCCAAACGCATTAGAATTATTCTGTGACATGCACCCTGACGAACCAGAGTGTTTAGTTTACGATGATTGATGGAACAATCAAGTTTATATAATCCCGGATTTGTTGGCACTCAGTTTAACTGGTGGATAGGTCAGGTTGCTGCGTCTTCAACTTGGCGTGAAAATATGAAAGATACTCCTTATGAAAAGAGGGAGGATATACCGGGATGGGGATACAGATATAAAGTAAGAATCATGGGCCTTCATGATGGTGGAGAGTCCGTAATACCATCTGATCAACTGCCTTGGGCTCAGGTCATGTACTCTGTTTGGGGTGGTGGTCAGGGTGGATCTTTTCAAACTCCCGGAATTAAGGAGGGGATGTTTGTCTTTGGATTCTTTTTAGATGGAAGTGATGAACAAATCCCTGTCATCATGGGAGTTCTTGGTAATAATGCCAAGACAACGATTAAAGGAGTTAATTCAAAGGTTGGTGTAGATACGGTTACGGATGAATCATCTGTATTTGAACCTCGAAGTGGTTTCACGGATGATGGCACAACAGTTTGTTCAGATAATCAGATTCGTCAAGAGGAACCAAAAAGTTCAGTAACGAATGAAAGCACTGATGGAACATTACTGTTAACTATCTCGGACAAAATACAAACACAGGTGCAGAACGAAGAACATCCTGTTGAGTGTCCAAAAACAAAAAATAGTTTGACATCATTGAATACTCACATGAGTAATTTTCAAGTGGAGTATCAAAGATTATTAGAGAAACTAAATGATTTTCCCACTGCTGCTGCATCGAAAGGTATTAACGAATCAATTGATAAATTAATTGAAAAAACAGCTGGACTATCAGCAAAATCCATGCTGACTACTTTGAATAATCAACAAACATTTTTATTAGAAAAATTAAATGATGCAACAGCAATATTTGAGCAAGAGGAAAATATATCAAATAGATTAAATATTCTTCAAAAAAATCTAGAGGGTCAAGGTAAATTATCATGCATCTTCGGTAAGATAAAAGGTGATCTCGCTGATCTTATTAAGGCAGCGATGAAGAAAAATTTGAATAGAAAAAATAGTGCACCACCAGCTGGAAGTTATAATCCATCTAATCCTTGTGAAACTGAGGAGATTATTGCAGAGGTAATGTCTAGTACACAAGGACAGATAAGTGGTGGATTTATGGATGCGGTTAAATCATTAGCAGGTGGTCAAGGTGTGCCATCATTAGGTAGATTGGGAACTGCATTTAATAAATTAAATAATTTAAACATACCAAGTGAACTTGATGTGGCTAGTTTATTACCATCATTTAATCAAAGTCTTGATGTTGGTGGTCTTCTTGGAAAACTACCACCAATAGGTGGATTTGATATAGGGCAAGAATTAAGTTTTGATATGGCACTAGCAAATGTGTTTATCTCTTCTATCGCTGCTTTTACAGAGTGTGATCCTCCTGAAGAGTGTCCTGAAACTGACACGCTTACATTAGGTGGTGATCAAACTAAAAAATCTGAAACCGATCCTGTCAATACAGACAATATCGCTCAATTAGAATCTGAAAAAATAAATGAAAAACTATCTGGTAAAGTTCCACCAGAAATTGGTGATGTCGTTACTAAAGATGATGGAACAAAACAATATTATACAGGAGTGAGTGAAAATGAGGAGGGAGAATTAATATTAAATGATGAAAACACAGATATAAAATATGAAGAACCAGAGATAACTACATTTGATAAACCAACAATAAAGAAAAAATTAGTTGTTGAGGAGAGTGTGGATATCGATGTGTCTGAGAATACAATAAAAGTTGAAACTATAAAACAGACAAGTTCAAGCACAGAGGCAAGTGGATTGATTCGAGGTGGTGAGGTGGTTGGAGCATCATCTAATACAGATGCAGCGAATAAAGTGAACAATGCAAGGAGTATACTTGATATTTCACAACAAAGAAGAAGAGCACGACAAAGGGGTGATGACGCTGAAGTAAAAAGATTGACAGATGAACTTAATAAACTAAGAGGTCGTTAATACAAATCATGTCAATCGCACCAATCTCAAACGATAATATAAGAGTAGGATATATCAGTGAAACTGACGGGTATGTCAAGAATAAGACTGTGGCAGAGGCAAACGAATATGAAAAATTAAATCCTGAGACAATTTTTGTTTTTGTTAATGGAGATGGAAAGATTGTGTACTTAACTATTGATGGTGTTAATCAATTAACATCAAAAGATTTATTAAGGGCAGATCCATGTGACGTAGGCCCTCAACCATGCCCACCACCCACAATAAAAGTATTTGGTGGAGGTGGAATTGGAGCAGAGGTAAATCCTGTTGTGGATTCTCAAGGTAATCTTCTTGCTGCTGATATTGTAAATGGTGGTTTTGGATATAAGACACCACCCTTTGTCACGATAATAGACCCATGCAAAAATGGTAGTGGTGCTGTTGTAAAGGCAGAAATAAAAAATGGTGTGGTAAGTAAAGTTGTTGTAAATGAAACTGGAACCGGATACTTGCCACCAAAAGCAACTTCTCCACAGTATCCAGCAATATTGCAGATATCTGAGGTCAGAGTAAGTAATCCCGGAATAAATTATGATCCATCTGTCGATGAACTCGTTATAGAACCTGCAAATGGAACACAACTCTCATATACGACTGAACCCTTTGGTAAAATTTCTGGAGTAAAAATATTAAAAGCTGGTAATTTTACTGAGTTACCTGTGATTAGGATGAAAACAAGAACAGGAGTTAATGCATCTTTCATACCAGTATTTGATGTGATACGTGACCCAGTTCCTGTTGAACCAGTCTCTGCTGATATTATACAAATTTTTGATCTAGTCGGACTTAATATAAATGGATACGTAGATGGTAAAGCCTATTATGGTAATGTGTATTTTGTAAATGGGGTAAAATTTGCAGGTTCTTCTGTAAATTCTGGCACAAACATAAGAGTGTTTGAGACAAGAGCAGCAAGCATCAGTGGTGAAAATGTTCCTGTCGCAAGAGTTGACAGAGTGAGAGGAGATGTTGAAGAACCAACAGATACAACTCAAACGATTACATCCGAACCAGATGTTGTTGAACCATCAACATTTACAACGTCTCCTGCTCCAACCACAACAGTTGATCCAACTCCCCCAACACCAACTGTTGATCCAACACCATCTCCTTCACCATCACCAGCACCTTACACACCACCACCAAGCACCGGTGGTGGCGGTGGATATGGTTACTAAATATCAAAAAAGATAGTTATGTCAGAAAAGAAAAATTATTGGACTCAATCGATCGGGACGCAAGACGCGATTATACAATTTGGTGGCATTTCTTCTGAAAAAGATGTTCGATCTGATTTTAAAGTAGTTGCCAAAGATGGAGGTCATTACTTTACGATGGACTCGAACATTGGTGAGAGTCGTAGAAAAGGATGGACAACACTTGTATCACCCGGAGCTACACAAATATCATCTGGATATAATATGGTCAAAGGTCAGAATTGTATTCTGATTAACGCTATGAATGGTGACATCACTATTAAAGCAAAAGATGGTAATATAAGATTTGAAGGTGACAAGATAAATTTTGTTGCAAGAGAAAGTTTTAATGTTGAATCACATGATAAGATTGACATTAACGGCCAAAATGTTAATATACATGCAAGGAATAGAATGAGAATCAAATCATCAAGTCTTCTTGCAATAAGAGCAAATTGTGGCATGGAAATTTGGTCTAAAATCATTCAGGGAGTTTCTTGTGCGACACCCGGATACAAATCAAAATTAGGAGTTAGTTAATGGCATTTATATTTGACGAGGTTGACGTTAATAATGGTCAACTTATTGTTGCAGAAGATGGAGTGGATGTTAAATCGTCCGGTGTTAAGAAAACAAAACACTCTGCATTTATAGAAGGCCCCGTCCAGATAGGCAATGTAGGTGACTATACTTCTGCTCAAGGAACTGTAATGATTGGAAAGGACGGTAACACTGGATCACCAGTTTCATTGTATGTAAAG